AAGCGCAGAGTATTAAAAGACCAGAACGAAGAATTAAAACATGTAGTGCCTGTCCTTAAAAGCATGAACGGTAAACTCAAGGATTTAGATACAGCTGTAGGTGGAGTTAGGAAGTCTAAAGAAGGACTTAAAGTTAGGATGTATAGATGTAGAAGGCGTAATGATCTGGAAATGGTTATAAACGGTTCAGATAACAAAGGGAGGTAGTAAGGATGGAGAAAGTAAAAGTGACGAAGGAACAGGCGGGAGAAATAAAAGATCATGTAAGTAGAAATAGTGAGGATTTAGTTTTCAAACTTCATTTAAGTAATCCAAATGGATGGACAGGTACATCAAAAGTGTTGAATGGGATGGATATAACAACGATGGCTAAAGCATTATACATCGGCTATGAAATAGAACCGGAGTTTAAAGTTGGGGATTGGGTGGTTGTGACATTTGATCTCCACAACAGTTATGGGCAAATAAAACAAATAACTAAAGTAGAGAAATCTTGTGCAGTTGGTAGAGATGTTTACTTTGAATTAGATGGAGGAGGTTGTTACTACCCGAATGAAATCAAACACGCCACAACAGAAGAAATAAAACAAGAAAAAGAGCGTAGATGGTGGGCGAAGCATGGTAGGGAAGTTTGGGAGTTGAAAATGGGAGATACGCTAATCAATAAAAATGATCGTTATTCATGTGATGTGAAGTTTGTTGAGGGAAGCGACCCTACTGGAACTTTATTGGTAAACGGGAGAAAAGATGAATTTATTGAACTGATAGAGGATTTAAAAAAGGAATATATAGTCTTTTGTTTCAAAAAAGATAGATTAGATTTATCAAATTAAGCCGGGAGGGTTTTAGGGATGGAAAAGTTTATTGTTCAGAGGTATGACATGTGGACTCCAGAAGATATGCAAAAAGATATGAACGAAAAATATGAAAATGATTATTATCCAAAGGAAATTAAACTAGGAGATTACCAAGATCGAGTGGATTCCACAATCATTTATGAATTGGAGGAATCGGAATGAGTAGGTTGGAAGAGATTATTCAATATGAACACACCACTCCAAAGGGCAGGCACTACGTTGGATTTAAGAGTGAAGAAGATTTTAAACGGCTTATCAACCAAGCACAAAAGGCAGAAGAACTACAAGCTAAGGTGGAGGGATTAATTGGCAATTACAAAATAGCTTACTCTCAAAATGAACATCACAGGAAGTTAGCCGAGCGCTATAAACAGGCTTTGGAGTTTTATGCGGATAGATTTAAATATCATGAAATGTTAGATCAAAGTGGTGTATTAACCGTTATTGAAGATGATTGTGGATTCACAGCACGTCAAGCATTGAAGGGAGTAGAGGGATATGAGTAAGAGATTGTATACATCAAGAAAAGATTCTAACTTTATCAAAAGTATGGATGAAGACGTTCGTAAAGAGTATCTGATCAGAAAAATCGCAATGTTAAATGTGGAACAGCTTGAACCTTATATCGAAATTGTGAGTAATGATAAGAATTTTAGAACCATTGAGTATGCTGTAAACCTACCTATGGAGGGGTGAACACATGGATAAATGCAAATGTAATCATAAATTTATCTGTATTGACTGCTACCTAAAAATCAGAGCAGATAAACCTTGGAGTAGTTGGTTCTGATGCCGAAGAAAAAGCCTTATAAGTCCTATATCTGCAAAGATTGTGAAATTGATTTTATCGTTAGCGCGGAGGTAAAAAGATGTTGCTGTCCAAATTGTGGAGATTCAATCCATGTGGAAGTAATACGTAATATCTGGTTAGAACGACCTTTTAACTACAAGAGACCATGGACAGACGAAGAAGATAGCATGATTCTTGCGGGTAAACAATTAGGAAGAACATACGAGCAAATAGGAAAAGAAATTAATCGAACAGGAAAAGCAGTGAATAGAAGATCGCAACAGTTAAGGAGGATGCTAAATGGATGACTTATACCTCACCAAAGAGCATTACAAAATAGCTGAACAAAACGGAATATCAAAAGAATTAGCATATAACCGATTTAATGCTGGATGGGATGCAATGGATGCAGTCACTAAACCAAAGGCTAGAGCAGTGAATAAAGAGTTACAGGAGAAAGCAAGAGCAAACGGTATTGAGTTACCTATTAGCGTTATATCTGGTCGCAAGATGCTTGGATGGACAGATGAAAAGATTATCACTACTCCGGTAGACGATCATCGAAAGAAAATCAATCACTATATCGAGGTTGCTGCTAAAAACGGTATAGGCAAAAACACATTTTATGCTAGAAGACAACGAGGTTGGACACTGGAAAAAGCTAGTACCGAACCAGTACAGAAGGTTTATAGCAGATATAAAGCTATATAAAAAACAGGGAGTGAATATGTTGATTTTAACCAATTTTGGAAGTGTAAGAATTAATGATTCAGAAAACTTTGTTGATATTAGAAATGTTGAGAATAGTCATATCAGCATCGGAGTAATGCTTACTGCTTACGATTTTGCTAGTGAAATTATTGAAGTGAGAAGAAAAAATCACGAAACAACGATGTTTGTCTTAAAGTATGATGACATTGAAATCCCAGAATATTGGAAAGACGCTGAGATTATTTTCACTAATAGAAAGTAAAGCTATATAAATATGGGGTGTCAATGAGAGTTGACACAAATTGTGAAATAAAGGAGTGATTGAATTGTTTACATTTCAAATAGTAGTACAACAAGGTATGAAATTCGCTGGATATTTATTAAAAGAGGGTAAAGGAATTGGTGGTATTGGCAACGATGAAAATGGTATTTATGTAAGGTTGAGAGAAAAACTTAATGTCTTAGAAATGAAAAAACTAATGGAATTTATTGAAGGTTTGAACGTTGAGTTTCAATACAGAGACTTTGATTTAACTTTTATAAAAGATTAAGTAATTCGCAGTCCGAATAAATCATAAACCGATTGGAGGTTATACAGTGAATAATGAACAACTAGAAAAAGCAATCAGACTAAAAGAAGAAATAAGAGAATTGGATATTTTTATTTCCTTAGCAAAAAGGGATGGTTTTTGGGAAAGGATCGCATTTAAAAAAGAGTTTACATTAATTACAAATGTTCATGGATTCCGTGAAGATAACAACCAATATAGGTTAAGCAAGGAATTATCCCACAAAGTAATTGAGGTATTAGAAAAGCAATTAGATGAATGGAAAAAGGAATTGGAAAATATTTAATCTAAAATTCGCAATTGGAGGTTAAACGATGACTTTGAATGATCTTTTGAAAAGAGTATCAGAAAAAGATAGAGATAAAATGATTATTTACAAAGAAGGTATAGGATGGAGCAATATAAACGTTCATGTAACAGAACACGACATCATAATAACGTCAGATGATAATCAAATATTTTCAGATGATATAAACTAGGAGGTTAAACAATGAATCTAGATAAATTAATGACAATACAAGATGATTTAGATAAACATATCGAAGTTAAAAAAGGCTTACAAGGACAGGACCTACTAGATAAAAAGATACTAGCTTTACAAGTGGAGTTAGGAGAGTTAGCTAATGAGTGGAGAGGGTTTAAGTTTTGGAGTAGTAATCAAGAGCCTAGAGGATATAACCTTTACACAGAAGGTAAGGGAGTAGAACAAAAGAACCCACTACTAGAAGAATACGTTGATTGTCTTCACTTTATATTGTCGATTGGGTTGGAGTTGGATAGAAAAGATGATCTATTACCTCAACCGTATGTTAATAGACCTAATGCTAGTACAGATGAAATAATTGGTCAATTTGGGCAAGTATTTAAAAACACATGGCATGTTCCAGGGGATTATTATCATTTGATAAATAACTTTGTAGAATTAGGTTCAATGTTAGGATTCACCACAGAACAAATAGAACAAGCCTATCTAGATAAAAACAAAGTTAATCATGCTAGACAGGAATCTGGATATTAAGGAGGAAGCACAATGAATAAAGACTATGTAGAAATTGACGGTAAAGAAATTAGAGTGTTTCAAATATGTGAAGGTGATGCAGTAGCTGCTGAATATTTAGAAGATGCTATCGAATGGTATAAGGACTTAACCGGATTTGATGATGACGAATTATATGCATCGGAAGACATTGAAATTTATGATCCAGAAAAATATGTTCGCAAAGATGAAGATGAAGAAGGCAGAATCACAGTAAAAGAAATAGTAAATGAATACTGGGCAGGAAAACCATTTATAGCTGTTACTACTGCTGGATATTAAGGAGGTCTAATATGGGTGAAGTACTAACTACTGGACAGATGATAGATCAATTGAAGGTTGGGGAAGTTGCTAAGAATAATGATGATATGAAAGTTTATAAGAGCGAAGACGGAAGTATACGTGGTGATGTTATGGGTAGAAAAATATTGTGTGATTTGGATTTCTTAGAATCGAAATGGCGCATCCAACCAAACTACGTATCTTTTGAAGATGCTATGAAGGCTTTGAAGGATGGGAAATCAGTTATATTTAGAGGTCCTGATGGAAGTTGGAGTGACAAAGTACCTCCGAATGTTGCTGCATCAATCGCAATAAAGCATACAGAATTGAGGGGTTACGGATTGTTAGATTTATTTAAAGGCAAATGGACTATAGAGGAGTGAAACAATGGATAACACAATAAACAAAACAGATTATGAAAATATAGTGCATCTTGTTAAAGCTCGCAAAGAAACCGGTGAAGGATTCTCAGTGTCTACTATACAACGCAGATTAAGAGCTGGACGGTCATACTCGGAGAAGATAATGAAAAAACTGGAACGGGATGGTTACGTTAGTGAATTTGATGGTACTAAGCCAAGAGAAATATTAATTTAGGAGTGAAACAATGGCTCAACTAGAGAATGAATTGGAGAAACAAAGGAAGAAGCAAGCAGAAGAACAACGAAGAAACGAACTAATGGACATTATTATAGGTTATGGTGTTCATACTCATAACGGTAGACCTTTATCCAATCTCACATTGATAGAATTAGAGAATTTACGTATTAACATCATTAATGATTATTTACGGTAGGAGGTCAATATATGCAGATCATGACAACATATTTAGATATGTGTACGGAAATAGAATTAATAAAGGACCAGATACAAATAGTAAAGCGTGAAATTAACTACTGGTTCGGTATTGACCTAGATACAAATGAGGGTGTTCCGTTAAGCGGGAAAGGTGCTGATAAGTTCGGAGTAATGGCATCACTACACCAGGCAGAAAAGAAGATTGAGAGCTTTCAACTTCTCACTAAGCGATTAACACAACTGGAACGAGAAAAAGGCAAAATGGACGAGCTTATGGATAAGTTTGAGGGGTTAGATTACAAGATAGCTTATAAACGTATTGTGGAGTCAAAAACACACCAAGAGGTAGCAGATGAATTAGGATACTCACATCAGTATATTAAAGAACGTTGGCTAAAAATAAAAACCTACAAAGAACATACAGAAAACCTTGTCAAACTCTGATATTCTATTAATGTACCAAAATATTATTAAAATCAAAATTATGTCAGAAAAGCGCTTATCCATATTGGGTAGGTGCTTTTTTGTTGGGTGGATAGGGACATACGTTTGTTGGTGGGGGCTTACGTAAAAAAGGCGGTGAGATATTGAAGTACATCAAGATACTGCTACTTATATTATCTATAACATTCTTTAACATACATCCAGGTATAGAAAACGATCCATTAAGAACTAAGGATTGGAAATTTATATGCTGACAGAAAGGTAAGGTGATCATTATCTCGTACCACATACGTTAGTGGAATATATTAAGGGAGTGATTATGTGTATATATGGTTTAGTGAATCTGTAATGAAGAACCTATTAAAAAGATATCCTCATGTTTCAGAAAAACAGTTTAATCACCTTTTAGCAAAACACCAAGATAATATAACCAATGAATGCGGGATAGCTACTTACTGGAATATAGGGAAAGATTCATATGTATATAACTTACCAGAAACAATCGAGTTAGAATTGGGAGACGATCTGAAATTACTTCATAGGACTAAACATAAAGAACTTGCAAACTCATTCGCAGTTGAGGTAGAGGAATACATTAAAGAGGTGAAATATATGAAATGCAAAAGTTGCGGAGCGAATATGTTGTTATTTTTAAAGCCTAATTATTGTCCTAAATGCGGTCGTAATTTAAAGAGTGAATCAAAGAACGTGCCAAAATTCACAATACCAAAATTAGACATAGGTGGAATTATTCCAAGCGTAACACATGAATGGTTAAACGCAGGGGAAAAAATACATTGTTACGCAGACGGAAAACTGGTAGCAACCGCAGTTGAACCAACTCCATTACTAACTATCACAGTACAAGATAAAGACTCTATACCAGAGATAACATACAGAGGTAAGAATTACACTAAGCTAAAAGAACTTAATATACAGTGGGATACTATGACAGATAAAGACCTAGGAGGACTTAGTGTATTGATAGATCACTTTGATGAAGATAACAATGTTCACTCTTGTATAAGTGAAAAGTACAGAGGACATTTGTTTAATGACTAAGTGGAAGATAACCAATCCATTCTATCAAACTAAGAAGTGGAAGCGTAAGAGAACTAACATACTCAAACGTGATAAGTATGAGTGCAGAGAATGCAGAAGATATGGGAAGGTAACACCAGCTACTACAGTACACCACTGCTGGACACTGGAAGAATATCCAGAGTATAAACTCAACAGCAATAACCTTATCAGTTTATGTAACAGATGTCATGAGTCTATGCATAAAAGATTTACTGGAGAGCTAACAGACATAGGAGTTAAGTGGAAGGAGAGAGTTAAGAAGAATGTGGTTAAACATGAATGTAATTGAAACGTTACCATGGATAATACTTGGAATTTTTATAGGGCAAGGATTATTTGAACTAATAAAGATAGGATTTAGAATAATAATTAAAATGTTTCGAAAAACTTCGAGAGATTTCAACGAGAAAAAATAATTTAGCCCCCCCTCTTTTATGTTCGTGAAACACTACAGGGATACCGAGGAGAGGGAACTTTTTCCAATAGAGCGAATGTCCAAAAACTTTTTTTGAGGAGGTGGAGCGATGACACGTGAAAATAAAGCTGAATTAACTGATTATGAAGCTCTTTCGATTAAGGATAAGATTGTGAGGGATATGGAAGGATTAGGGACGTACAAGCCGGAATATGATGCAGTAATTACCATTTATGCGGATTTACTTGCCCAATACAATCAAGCGAATCAAGAGTTTATCGAAAGTGGTTATCAATATGAAACTAAAACCGCTGCAGGAGGGACAAAGAAATCTGCGATTGTAGCAACGCTTGAAAATTTACGTAAGGACATAATAGCATACTCCGATCGCTTATGCCTGAACCCAAAATCAGTTGAAACAGTGACAACCGAATCTAAAGGGAAATCAAAACTAGCGAGTGTGTTAAGTGGACTCGAAAACTAAGTTTAAGAATTACGATACAGTAATGGAGTATGCGAAAAGTATTATTAGTGGCAAGAAAGTTGCTTGTAAAGAAACAAAGCAAATGTGCCAAAGATTTATAAATGACACTAAAAATGATGAATATGATTTTAACCCTAAAGATGCTGAATTTGTTATTCAAATCATCGAAAAAACATTTGTGCATCAAAAGGGTGAGGATATGGATGGCTACCCATTACGTGGGAAGCCTTTTTTATTGGAACCATGGCAAAAATTTGTGGTGTATAACCTGCTTTCATTTTTCCACAAAGGCACAAAGCTGCGGAAATACAAGGAAGCGTTCATCATGTTGGCGCGTAAGAACGGTAAAACTCCGTTTAACACAGCGTTAAGTTGGGGTCTTGGGTTGTTGGAGAGGATGTCTGGGGCTGAGATTGTTATCGTAGGCGCTCAACTCAAGCAGGCAATGCAGAGTTTCAATTTTATGACGCACAATCTTAAAAATATGGGTGAAGAAGAAAACTTTCGAATCCTGGACAATAACCAAGAACATAGCATAAGTGGCGATCTAGGAGACGGGTACATGAGAATTGAGACCATAGCAGGTAATAGTGACCGCATGGACTCATTGAATACGCTCATACAAATATTAGACGAGTTGCACCTTTACAAAAGTGCAAGTCAATATAACACGATTAAAGAATCAGGTAAGGCTTATCGTAATAGCTTATGCATCGGTATCACGACAGCAGGCGATAACATGAACAGTTTTTGTTATAACCGAATGAAGTATTGTCAAAAGATATTAGACGGAACAGTAAAAGATGAACAATACTTCGTGTTTATAGCTAAAGCAGATGAGGATGAGAACGGAGATGTCGATTATACTAACCCAGTTGAACACGAGAAAGCTAATCCAAACTATAACGTGAGTGTAAGTGGGCAAGAGTTAATGAATGACGCAATGCAAGCACAGAACGACCCACAGCAACGAAAGGCTTTCCTTGCTAAATCATTGAATAAGTATACGTCGAGTATGAATTCATACTTCAATATTGATGAGTTTAAGACGAGTGATAAACAGTATAGTTGGACACTTGAGGAGCTTGCCAAACTGCCGATTGACTGGTATGGAGGGGCGGATTTAAGCCGTATGCATGACCTGACAGCGGCGGCTCTTTACGGCACATACAATGATATAGATATAGTATTAACGCACGCATTCTTCCCAAGACCAGCGGCGCATTTAAAAGCCGAGGAGGACAACATACCGTTATTTGGCTGGGAAGATGACGGACACCTAACAATGACTAACTCTCCAGTTGTGGACCACCAGGAAATAGTGAAATGGTTTATGAAAATGAGAGATTCCGGGTTTAGAATAAAAAATCTCGGCTTTGACATTAAATTCGGACGCGAATTTTTCCTGGAAATGAAGAAACAAGGATTTAGAATAGAGGAGACTCCTCAGCTTCACTACTTGAAATCAGAAGGGTTCAGGCACATAGAACGGCGTGTTAAAGATGGCAAATTCTACTATCTTCACAGTGACGCTTACGAATATTGTGTACAGAACGTTAAAGCTGTTGAACAAGCAGATGACGCGATTAAATATGAAAAGGTAAAACCTGTGATGCGTATTGATTTGTTTGACGCGTCAGTATTTAGCTGTATGCAGATGCTGAAAAGCCTTAAAAAGAGTGCAAGTGCTAAGAAATGGATTAATAGTTAAATGAAAAGGAGGTGAATGCATGAGATGGTGGGATAAGATACGAAAACGATCCACATCGCCAGCAAGCGCTGAAGCATGGATAAAAGATTTACAGAAGCAAGATATTCAGGATTTACTAAATGTTCCGGGCTATACTCGGTTATCTGATAATCCAGAAGTTAGAACTGCAGTTCATAAAATAGCAGATTTAGTATCTTCTATGACAATTCACTTAATGCAAAATACCGAAGATGGAGATGTGAGGGTTAAAAATCAACTTTCACGAAAAATTGATATAAATCCATATAGCTTAATGACTCGTAAAACGTGGGTGTATAACATTGTTCATACGATGTTATTAGAAGGTAATGGGAATAGTATTGTCTATCCTAGAATTTCTCAAGAGGGATTGATTGATGAGTTAATACCGTTATCTCCTTCATTAGTAAGTTTTACTGATACAGATACAGCTTATGAAATAAACTATAACGGCAAGACATATAACCATGATGAAGTATTGCATTTTATGATTAATCCTGACCCAAACCGACCTTATATAGGGAGAGGGTACAAAGTTGTATTAAAAGATATAGCAGACAATTTAAAGCAGGCAACGGCAACAAAAAAAGGTTTTATGTCTGGTAAATACATGCCAAGTCTTATTGTGAAAGTAGATTCGACATCTGATGAGATTTCAAACAAAGAAGGAAGAGCAGCGGTATATGATAAATATCTATCGGCTCATGAAGCCGGAGCTCCATGGATTATACCTGCTGAACTTTTAGAAGTGCAACAAGTAAAGCCATTATCTTTGACAGATATTGCAATAAATGAAGCGGTGGAATTGGATAAAAAAACCGTAGCAGGCATTTTAAATGTTCCTGCTTTTTTTCTTGGGGTTGGGAGTTATAACAAGGATGAATATAACAACTTTATTAGCACAACCATCCTTTCAATAAGTAAAGGATTGGAACAAGTATTAACACGAGGATTGTTATACGCACCGGATTTGTATTTTAAATTCAATGCACATAGTTTATACGCTTATGACATCAAAGAGTTATCAGACGTATACTCTAATCTCTATGTGCGTGGTTTATCTCCTGGTAATGAAGTAAGAGACAAACTAGGGCTATCGCCACTTGAGGGATTGAATGAACTAGTATTACTAGAAAACTATATTCCTTTAGACAAAATAGGAGACCAAGGGAAATTGAAAGGTGGTGAGGATGATGAGTGACCGAGATAAAAGGCAAATGCGAAGTGTCTCTGTAGATTTAAATACTCGTGCAGTTGGGGATGGTGACAAAGTTATCGAAGGATATTTTGCTGTATTTAATTCAGAAACAGAATTATTCCCAGGAGCATTCGAAGAAATAGCGCCAGAAGCATTTGGTAGCTCTCTAGAAAATGATGTAAGAGCGTTAATTAACCACGATACAGCATTTGTGCTAGGTAGAAATAAATCTGGAACGTTAGACCTCAAAGTCGATAATAAAGGACTGTGGGGGAGCATTCGGATTAATGAAAATGATACCGATGCTATGAATTTGTATGAACGTGTAAAACGTGGTGACGTTGATCAGTGTTCTTTTGGTTTTAATATTCTTGCCGAAGAAACTGACTTTCGGGATGACGGCAGTGTTAAATGGAGGTTAACCGAGGTGGATTTGCACGAGGTATCAGTCGTAACATTCCCTGCTTATGCAGATACTGCAGTACAAGCTAGACAAAAAGATTTGGAAACTATGAAAAAAAGGAAGTTAGATAAAAGAAAAAACCAATTAAAGGAGAGATTGAAGAATGCTAAAACAAGTAATGCTTAAAAAGAAATTAGATCAAAGAACGTCACTTTTGGAAAAATTAATACAAAAGGATGATGACTTTGCAAAACGTTCTGATGAACTTGAATTTGCTATTAATGAGGCAGAAAGTGAGGAAGAAGTTTCCGCCGTAGAGGAAGAAATTGAAACTCATGAAAACGATAAATCAGAACATGATGAAGAAAAGAAAAAACTAGAAGATGAAATTGGTAAGTTGGAAAAAGAATTAAATGATTTGAAAGATAATGAACCTAAAAATGAAGACCGAGGGGGAAAACGTAACATGGGTAAAGATTTGGAAGTAAGAGAAGGTATTAAACAATATGTGCAATCGAAAGGTCAAGTCCGTGATGGATTTACTTCGGTTGAAGCGGGACCGTTAATTCCAGAAGACCTATTACAACCAGTAAAAGCACCAGAGGAAACTGTGAATCTAGAAAACTTAATCACTACCAAAAAAGTAACACGTGGATCGGGGAAATATCCTGTTATTCATAAATCTGGTAGTAAGATGGTTACCGTTGAAGAATTAGAGAAAAATCCGGAATTAAATAAACCAACTTTCACAGAAGTAAATTACGACATTGACACTTATCGTGGATATATCCCTGTTTCTCAAGAGGCGATTGATGATGCGGACTATGATGTTGCAGGTTTAATTGCAGAAGAAATAACTGATCAAGAATTGAATACCAAAAACGCAGCAGTTGCAGCTATTTTAAAATCTGCTACACCAAAAGCAGTTACTGGACTAGATGGGTTGAAAGAAGTATTTAATATTGATATCAAGAAAATTTATACAGCTAAAGCCGTAATATCTTCATCTCTATATAATGAATTAGACACTTTAAAAGATGCTAATGGTCGTTACCTACTGCAAGACGATATCACAGTTGCATCTGGTAAACGTTTATTCGGAAAAGAAGTTGTTGTTCTTGATGATGACATGATTGGAGAAGCTTCAGGTGATTTAGTTGGTTTTATTGGTGATCCAAAAGCATTTGCAACATTGTTTGACCGTAAACAAGCATCTGTAAAATGGGTAGATCACAATGTTTATGGTCAATTATTAGCTGGATTTGTTCGTTTTGACGTGCAATCAACTGATACTGATGCAGGTTACTACGTAACTTATACTCCAGAACCTGAAGATGATGGCGGCGGAGAACCATCAGCATAAAAGGAGGTTTCTTGATAATGAAAGTAAAAGCAATTACGAGATTCTATGATAAAAAAGCCAAAAAGTATCGTGGTACTAAAACGGAAGATGTGTTTGAAGTATCCCAAGAACGTTTTGACGAAATCAACTCCACAAAATACGGTAAATTAGTTGAGGAAGTTAAGGAAGATAATTTCCCCAAACATACTGGTGGAGGATACTACGAACTGTCTAACGGTGAGAAGGTAAAAGGAAAACAAAAAGCTGTCGATGCTGAAAAAGAATTGAAGTGATCTATATGAATGAACAAGCCTTAGAATTGCTAAAAGCACGATTAGGTATATCAACAACTGTGAGAGATAGTTATTTACAAAAGCGTGTAGATGACGTTATTGCTGAACTAGAAAACATTAATGGGCTGGTGTTAGATGATTCTGATACCAGTCATTTAATGTTTATAGTGGATTTAGCAGCTTGGAGATATGAGAACAAAGACAGTGAGAATGCAATGCCAAGACATCTACAATTCCGACTTCACAATTTAATTATTAGCAATGTAGGTGTTGATAATGAGTAGAACTTTCGATCATGAAGTAACCCTTATTAAAAATGTTACTAATTATGACGACTTGGGTAATCCGATTAAAGATGAGGAAAAGACTACTATTCTTTGTGATTTAAAATCAATTGGACGTAGTGAGTTTTACAATGCATCTGTTCAAAACATGAAGCCAGAAATTGCGTTTGTGGTACATGCATTTGAATATGATAACCAAAAGTTAGTTAAGTTCGATGGTATAAGATATTCCGTATTGCGGACATATAGCGATGATGACGAATTTATTGAACTAACTTGCGAGAGAGTGATTGGCAATGATTGACATATCAAAAGAAATCGTTGATGCATTAAAAGAATTTACGACAGAAGTAGAAGAAGGATTGGAAAAGTCTCAAAAAGAAGTAGCTCAGGATACAGCCCAAGACTTAAAAGGAACTAGCCCTAAAAGACGCCCAAAGTATTCAAAGGGATGGAAAGCTAAGAAAACCCGCAATGGGTGGGTGGTCCATAATGCTACTTCTCCACAACTGACACACTTGTTAGAAAATGGACACGCTAAGCGTGGAGGAGGTCGGGTCGGCGCTCAACCTCACATCTATCCAGCCGAACAATCAGCCATCAAAATGTATGAGGATTTAGTTGAGAAGGTGATTAGAGGATGACTTTAGGTGAATTAGTACAAATTTTAAGAGCTACAGGCTATCCTGTGGCTTTTTCTCATTTTGATGATGATGATATGCCAAGCGTCCCGTTTATTACCTATACAACACCGGAGGACGATGCTTTTTATGCGGACAACAAGAACTATATGAAAATAACCAATGTGAATATTGAATTGTACACCAATAAAAAGGATTTGGAAGCAGAAAGGAACTTGGAATCTTTATTAGATGAACATGAGTTACCTTATGTTGGTTATCAAACCTATATAGAAACAGAAAGACTACATCAAAAAACTTATGAAATTGGAGTGATATAAATGGGGAACAAAGTTAATTTCGGTTTAAAAAACGCACATTTTTCACCGATTACAATTGACGAAGAAACAGGGGAAGACGTTTACGGTACTCCTATTAAATTACCTGGTTCAGTTGAATTAAGTCTTGAACCACGAGGCGACATGGTTGAATTCTTTGCAGATGACATGCTTTACTACTCTGCACCTAATAACCAAGGGTATGATGGAACGTTAACGATTGCTAATATTCCAGAGGAGTTTTCTGTGGAAATATTGGGCGAGGAAAAAGATGAAGATGATTTAGTTCTTACAGAAAAAACAACAGCTAAACCTACACGATTTGCCTTCATGTTTGAATTTGATGGTGATGTTAAGGCTACTCGTCACGTACTTTACAATTGTACAGCCAACAGACCTAACGTAACTGGTTCAACTAAAACTGATTCAGTAGAACCACAACCGAATGAACTTACTTTCGTCTCTAGTCCACGTGGTAAAGATGATGCAGTTAAAACGAAGACACTTACTACAACACCTAATGAAATTTACAACGCTTGGTACAACAATGTTTACGAGAAAGCACCAGCTGTATAGGGGGTAAATAATAATGGAAAAAACATTAACTATTGATGATAAACAAGTAACGTTTAAATCTACTGGGTCAACAGTTTTGCGGTATAAATCACAATTCGGTAAGGATTTTTTCGCAGATTTAATGAAAATGTTTCCTGCAATGAAAATGATAGAAAAGCTAGGAAAAGAAAGTATTGAAAATAAAGACATTGATTATGAGACATTACAATATATTGATTTTGAGTTGTTTTACAATATCATTTGGGTATTAGCTAAAACAGCCGATAAGAATATACCAGAACCTATGGAATGGCTAGATGGATTTGAAGAATTCCCAATCATGGAGATTCTTCCAGAATTACAGGAGTTAATGATGCATAGCCTACAAGGTAAAAAAAAGACACAGAGGCATCCGGCGGAGAAAAAATAACTACGGATGCCTTTTTGTATATGTGTAAAAAAATAGATTTAAGTTTTGAAGATTTAGAATATATGACAGTAGGTATGTGCTTGGATTACGTCGAGGAATATATTGATCAAAATAATCCTAAACGAAAGAAAGCAAGAAATGCAACACAAACTGATTTTGATTCATTTTAAGATGGTGATGAAATGGAAAAGGTACGTTGTCATAAATGCAATAAATTGTTGTTTGTTGCTAGTGATGACTTAAAAGGGAAAATAGAAACAAAATGCACACGCTGCAATGAAAAAATAACATTTAGTAAGTAGAGGGTCATCGAACCCCATTTCTTTTTAAAAAGATGGGGGTGAGGTGGTCGTGTCAAAACGTGTAAAGGGTATTACAATTGAAATTGAAGGCGAAACGAAAGGTCTTGATAAAGCTTTACAAGACGTTAATAAGCGATCACGTGATGTTAATAGCGAATTACGTGACGTAGAACGTCTTTTGAAATTTAACCCTGGTAATACTGAATTACTTGCACAGAAACAAAAGTTATTGGGTGATCAGGTTGAAACTACAAGAGATAGACTGGACCAGTTAAAAGGCGCACAGGAAGAAGTAGAACGTCAATTTGCAGAGGGTGAAATTGGCGAAGAACAATATCGTAATTTTCAACGAGAACTTGTAGAAACGGAAAGTAAACTAGCACACTTTGAATCACAACTAGAGGGTACACAAGAGAAAACAAAAACGTTCTCCGAAAAATTAGATGAAGGTGGTCAACGTTTTAAAGATGTTGGCGGTAAAATATCTGATGCAGGCGGAACTTTAACAAAATTTGTTACTGGTCCTATTGCTGCAGGTAGTGCGGGATTATTAGGATTAGCTGTAAACGCAGGTAAAACAGCAGATAGAATATTAGACTTAAGCGCTATTACTGGGTTGAGTACAGATAGTATACAAGAATGGCAACATGTAGCTACGGTAGCAGGAGTTGAACAAGAAGCTCTTACAAATGCTGTAGAAGGTTTAATTCGTAAAATACCACAATTAGAATCAGAAGGCGGAAAAGCAACAGAGTCTTTAGATAAATTAGGGTTGTCATTTTCTGAATTAGAAAACATGACACCGGATCAACAAGTGGATACATTAATCAAGAAGCTTTCTGAATTAGAAGACCCAATGGAAGCTAACGCCATAGGTTCTCAATTGTTTGGTGGAGCCTGGAAGGATATTGCTCCTATTTTAAGTATGGGTTCTGATGCGATAGAAGACGCAAGAAACGAAGCGCATGACTTAGGTAGGGTATTGAGTGAAGATAGTCTTAATGATGCGAATAATTTCCGAATTGAATTGGACAAACTTATTGAAACATTTAAAGCTATGTTCGTTCAGATCGGCGCAAAGTTAACCCCTTTACTTCAAGATACATTAGTACCATTAATTCGTGACCAAATCGTCCCTGCAATAGTTACATTTAGTGAAAAAGTGGCGGAAATAATAGAGTGGTTTACGAATTTGAGTCCTGCAATGCAAGGTGGAATACTTGCATTTGTAGGATTATTAGCCGTAATAGGACCTGTACTTGTCATTATAGGAAAATTAGCGATTGGTATTGGTGCGCTAATGCAATTGTGGGCAACTCTTGGTCCTGTATTAGCAGCTATATCTGGTCCAGTCGGCATTGTAATCGGGGTTATTGTGGGTCTTATTGCAATCGTAACATTATTATGGACAAACTGGGATACAATCAGTAAATGGCTAGCTGATAGCTGGGAGTGGCTTAAAGAAACTGCTGTAAGTGTATTTAATTGGATTAAAGAAGCGATAATTAGTGAATGGGAACAGTTAAAAGAATTCACCTCAACAGTGTGGAATGGGATTAAAACTGTTCTTTCAGATACATGGGACTGGATTAAAACTACTGCAAAAAATGTATTCAATTGGATTAAAGATGCAATTGTTAGTGAATGGAATGCATTAAAAGATTTTACATCAACGATATGGAACGGAATAAAAAGTTTTATAACTGGATTGTGGAATGGAATAAAATCAACCGCATCCACAGTGTTTAATGCAATTAAGTCATCTATTAGTAATGTTTGGAATAGCATAAAAAATACAACAAGCTCATTGTGGAACGGAATAAAAAGCACAGTTACCCGCATATGGGATGGTATGAAATCAACTGTTAAGAATGTATTTAATGGAATTAAAAAAACAATCACTGGTGTTTGGGATACTATTAAGTCCAAAACAGATGATATTTGGACTGGTATTACTGACAGTATCAAAGGAGCGGTAAACGGGGTTATATCTGTTATTAATGGAATGATTAATGGCTTAAATAATATAAAAATCAAACTACCTACTGTGCCGGATTGGGTTCCAGGTATGGGCGGTAAAGGTGGACAAACATTAGGATTTAGCATACCAAACATCCCTAGTCTTGATGTAGGTACAAACTACGTTAAAAAAGACGGATTAGCTATGATTCACGAAGGTGAAGCAGTTGTGCCTAAGAAATACAATCCAGCTGCAGGTGGTGGAGCTGGTCAACAAATGGTAATTAATCCTGCGCCAGTTTATTTAGATGAACAATTAATCGGCGAAATAATATTAAATATAGTTGATCAAAGATTGTCAACTCAATTTTCTATGAATTCATATGTTAAGGGTGATCGTTAATGAGAAATCTAATTAATCTATGGGATAAAGATGGTAAAAAAATAGATTTATCTAAGTATGGACTTATCGGAAGGCGCTTAATTATACCATCACCATCTTATGACAGTACAGAAGAGAAAGTCACAGGTAGACCAGGCACTATCCTACTTGGTAAGCAATTAAACCCTAGATCATTAACAGCTATATTTGTTGTTGAAGCATATGATTACGCAGACATTATCTTGCTTAGAGATGAACTTTACAAGCTATTTAGCGAACCTTTTTATGTAGGGGAGGTAAAACAACCCGGTAAAAGATGGATGGTCGAATGCATAGAAGAATGGGAGCCAGAACGATTAAATATAAATACAGATTCAATTGAAATACCTTTGATTTCCAGAAAAGGCGTAGCTGAATCAATAGGAACAACCCTAACACCATTAGAGTGGGATGTAGATATGTGGCAGTGGGGGATGGGTTTACAATGGGGCGATTATGCGTACGAACAAACGGAAAACGAATTTACTATTTTCAACGCTGGTAATGTCAAAGTTGACCCAAGATATTTTCCACTTAAAATAATCATTAACGCTGAAACATCGGATTATATCGAAATAGTAAACCATACTACAGGCGATACCTACAGATATAATGGCTCTCTACGTCCTACAGACGATTTAGTAATAGATGGCATACGAAGCACGAAAAATCTTGCATCCGTGTTCAGGGATACCAATAAACGATTACTTACGCTTGCATCAGGCGCTAACAAGATTGAAGTTAGAGGAGCTACGGTGGAGCGTGTTATTTTTGATTTTAAATTTTACACCCTTTAGGAGGTTGGTGATGTATGAAGCTAAATAGAATAGATTCACCACTATCAAGAACAGAAAGGAACCAAGTGAATGAGAATTGGGACAGAATAGAGAATGACTTCAACAATGTTGTAAGTGTCATATCGGATGAAGCTTTTGATAAGGTTGTAGACAGTGCTAAATTAAATTGGTTAGATTTTGTAGACACTTACGAAGATATTGCCACAACTTACCCTAATCCGTCCGTAGGGGATGCAGTTATGGCAAGGAAAGATTCTGACGATTATCCCATAAACTCTAATGATAAAAGAATGGCAGGCACTGTATGGCGATTTGATGGTAGTGATTGGGAACCAATTCAGAATATTGATCCGACAGCAATAAACCGCATAGATGAAGAATTAAAACAAGAAATAAAAGACATCGAAATCGGCACAAGAAACTATATAAATAATAGTGAAGTTTATGAATTTGGACAAGCCACTGATGATTATGACTATTGGAAAGCATACGAAGGATTAGAAAAAAACACAGAGTATACGCTTAGTTTTGATGCCGAGTTTTTACAAGGTGGATCATCTGAAATTACTGTTCTTGCTCATTCATCTGATGGATACATGGTTCCTATTCAAATGGTGTATAACTCGAATAGAATGGACGCGACTTTTAAAACGGATGATAATTATATTTATGATCTTTTAATTTATAACGGAAAAAGAGGAGAAACATCCGGAAACCAATTAAATCTAACAAAAATAAAACTTGAAAAGGGTAATAAACCAAGTGATTATACAGTATCGCCAGAAGATATACAAGAGCAATTTACCAAAGTAAATAAAAGAGTAGATGACAATGTAACAAATATAAATAGTTTATTTACACAGATAGAAGAAAAAGAAGAGCTAATCGAACATGGAGAGAATGCTAATGGTGAATATTTTAGATATAAAAGCGGGTTACAAATATGTCTAGGTAGATATGCATTTACGTCTGATTGCGATCTTACGGTTGGTAATTTTGGAATGTATAGAACAGAAACGGAAAAATGGACATTTCCTGCGAACTTTAGTCAAGGTTCTAATACAATGGTTTCTGGTATTGTGACATCATTCGCTAGATGGTTTAACTCCACCCTTATTCCATCCAGAACTGATGTTAGTGTAGTTCAATTTAGTACTACGGAAGGAACATCTTATGGAGCTAGTATAACTGCAATCGGAAGGTGGAAAGATGACATATGATGATATTATACGTACCACAACGAAATGATGAAGTAAGAATAGAATATGAATTCACTGAAACTACTATTACGGCTCGTTACGGAGATACTAAGGACACGCTTGATTTATCCAATTTAACCGAAGGAAAAGTGGTTAAGGATGAGGAAACAGGGGGTTCTATAATTAGTACTTCTTTGCCAATCAACCCATTTTTGGATATAGAAAAAAAAGACGGGATAACATATGTTAAGCTATTATATTTCCACGGAATGAATGCAACTAGAGAAGAAAGGTTCCCAAAATGGACGCACTTTCAAAACTTAGAGGTAGGTGTTTTTAGTGGCTAAATTAACATGGAAAACTGATGACCAAATAAATCAAGAGAAAAAAGAACGAAAAAGGAAGTCAGATGAAATCAAGAAAAGAAAAGAACAATTAAAAACAGCTGCGGAAGATGTTGTAATACAAGGACAACAGTACACTGATTTAGAATTACAATCGATTATACAAGGGCAATATGTGACTGAACTAGAATTGGCTATTGAACAACTGAAGGGGAGGGATGATAATGTTTGAATCATTAAAAGAACGGTATGAAAAAGGTTGGGTAAGAAGAGATCAACTTAAAAAGTACGTAGAACTAACAATCATTACGGAAGCAGAATATGCTTTGATTACCAATGAAAGATATGAAAGAGATGATAGATAATGGCATACGTCGGTCAAGTAGAATATCAAACTTACTCCCATATCGAAAGTAGAATTAAAGCATTTGGCAATTATACCGTTATAGGGAAAGACGAAAGCGGGACATATGACATGTATAAAATAGAATTGGGTTCACCTGGGAAACCTGTTCTATTTTTTTTAGCGTCTTTACACGGCACAGAATGGCATACTACACAATATACTTTATCCTTAGCGGAAATGCTTGAAAATAATACTTTCCCTGATGCAGATTTTAGAAATAATTTATTATCCAGCTATCATTTAGTAATCATTCCTGTAGGTAATCCTTATGGATTGGATAGAGTAACAAACGAATATAATCAATTTGATTCCAACGCTAGAACGAACTCAAACGGTATTGATCTAAATAGGGATTTTTACGATATAACTCAGCAAGAAACAATTAACATAACTAATCAAATATTGAGGCATAGACCGTTTGCTTTTTTGGATTCACATATGTTTCAGCCGAATTATAGTTCAGCTAATGGAATGAACTTAATCTTAGCGAACGGGCAAAGAGAAACAGACTATATTCGAGATAGATATGTAGATATGTGGAAAAAATATACGGGGGAAGGTATTACTGTATGGGTTAATGATTTGTCACCTACATCCGGATTGGCTAGGGCTTTTGCAGCAAAACAGACTAATCCATACACACCCAACACTTTGTCATATATATCAGAAATGAAACGACCTGCCATAATTGATGGTGTGTTGATTGAAGAATTAACTAAGTCTCAGATATATGATTATGGAATAGCCGCCTTGACATTTTTCATCGAATCATCTATTCAATATTTAGATGAATTTTCAATAGAAGAAGCAGTTGTTGAAGCTTTGACGGTAACTGATTTGCTCGGAAATGAGGAAATGTTAGTTGATTTTAAAGAATACACACGCACAAGGAAAGTAAATGGTGAGAAAACTATATCTATGACCGTTGTACCATCAGAAGCGAATAAACATGCTTTCCCTTTGATTGGTGAAGAAGCAACCATTACACATGGTAACGATGAATATATAATTAAAAAGTATTCCGCAAAGTCAATAGGAAACAAATATATAAAGCGTATAGATGCAGTTCATAAATTCTATGTAGATTTAATTAATAAACAGCAGAATAAAGTCCATAATGGCTCTATTACATTCTTTAACTATATGAATCTTGTTTTTGAAAACACAGGTTATACATTTGCAGTGATAGATAGTTTCCCTGCTCTAAGCTTTGAGAACTTGGGTAATGATAATAGGCTATCATTGCTAGAAAAAGGACTTGATCGATTTCAAGCTGAAATGGAAATTGTAGGAAATCAAGTGCGTTTTAGAAAGCGTGTAGGCAATGATACAGACTTCCAATTCCGATATGGTCATAATATCAATAGCATTGAAGAATCATGCGAAACAACCAATTTAGCGACGGTTATACGTGGTGAAGGTGCAGACGGAATAACAGCTTATTACCGAAGCCCTAACGCTGACATATTCGGTGAATTGGATGCACCTAGTGTAATTGATGAAAGGTTTACATCAAAGGAATCACTACTCGAAGAAATGAAATCAAGGTTAGAAGATACGCCACTGTTTTCAACAACAATTGATTTTGCAGATTTAAGAGCAGCAGGCTATCCATACACGGTTCCTAACGAGGGGGATCGTGTTTTTGTTATTTACGAGCCAATGGATGACTTATTAATAGAAGCAAGGATATTGGATATTAATGAAGTATTTGACGCTGATTTAAAGCCAATAAAAACAACGGTTACACTTGCTAATCATAAAAAAAGCTTTGCAGACGTTGTTTTCGATAACACGCAAAAACAATTAGGTAAAATTGTTAATGAAGATGGCGTTGTAAGAAACGATGTATTGTCAGAAGCAATGCGAATAGCCGCGGAGTCGATTAAAAACGCTAGAACAGAGTTACAATTCCCAAATGAAGGTGGGATATGGGCAGTTGAGAAAGACGATCCAAACAAAGTAGTTGTATTTAATTCAGCTGGTTTGGCGGTAAGTACCGATAATATGCAAACCATTAGAAGCGCGATAACAGCAGAGGGGGTCGTTGCCGAGACTATAATGGCTGGACTTATGCAAGGTGTTAACATCGTACAGGATGATGGTGAAGGGGGTAAAATTGAGCTTGTAAATGGGGTTTTGCAAACATATCTGAATAATACTAGAGTTATGCGCGTAGACGACAAAGGTCTTACCATGTTTTCTGCTGACGGAGGAGTTGAAGCAGGTACATTAAGGGATTCTCAATTGACTGGAGATAAAAGCAAGAAAGGAATATCACTCAATTCTGCAAGAGATTTTTTGAATATTGGTTTTGGTTCTGTAGGAGAAACTGCCCGACCTGTATTACATGCACAAAACGGAATAGAAACAAGACTCTACATTGGCAGAGAATTTTCGTTTGAAGCCTTGCCAGGTCAAACTAGACTGTATGTAGATGGACAATCAGTATTCCGCGCAGACCACACAGGAACAACCATATATAACAATAAAAGCGGTATGGCTGGTACATCTATGTTATGGGCTGATCATAACGACGATCGATTAAAACTATATTATAAACTATCACCATTATATAACGGTCGTTTTGAAATGTATGGAAACCTAATGGTTGATGGATACGTATCTGCTGATGATTACCGAAACAACTCATTAATTGAGTTAAAGGACAATATAAAACCAGTAGACTTTAATGCATCTGATTTGTTACGTCATGCCGATATTATGGAGTATATGCTTAAGAAAGACATTGAAAAAGGGTCAAATAAGAAGCGATACGGCTTTATTATAGGCGATGGGTACAACATACCGGAAGAAATATTAGGAGAAGATAAAAAAGGAATTAGTAGTTACGCTCACTCTAGCATAAATTCACTTGCCATAAAAGAACAAATTGAAAAAACAGAAAAACTAGAAAAAGAAAATAAACAATTAAGAGATGATTATAACGCTTTGCTAAAAAGAATAGAAGCACTTGAAAAACGCTGAATAAGCGTTATTTTTATGGAGAAAAACAGGGAGTAGTTGCAGGCTACTCCCCACCCGACTATAGGGAAAATCGGGTTATAACATTATACGTTAATCACTAGAGACGTTAGGGGGTCGAGCATGTCAAATCAAGAGGAGTTGGACAACATGCCTATTTGGCAAGACCATGAGAGGAGAATCACAACCTTAGAAAATACATTCTCCGCCATGTCTCACGAAATGAAGGATGTTAAGTCTACTGTGGAAAAAACAAGTGATGAACAGAAGAAATTACTGAACACTTTAATAGATCATCACTTGTCAACTAACAAATTAAAATTGAGTAATTTTTGGAAGTTGATTTTAAATATAACAGGTGCAGGCGGTTTATTAGCTGCTGTTATTTACGCGATAGTTCAATTCATTAATTAAAGGAGAGGTTATCATGAAAAACATTAACTGGAAAGTACGATTTAAAAAGAAAAGTTTCTGGGTAGCGATATTTGCTCTTGTTGGATTATTAATAACTGACTTAGGATTCCTAGACATGGGAACGTATGAAAGATATGTAGATGCAATCCTGCTTGTGTTAGTTACAGGAGGGGTTATTACAGATTTTACCACTAAAGGAATAGGTGACAGTAAGCAAGCTTTAAATTACACCGAACCAAAAGATGATAGCAAATATTTGTAAGCACCGTAGAAGGTGTTTTTTTAATGTTTAAAAAAGTAAGGAGTGGTTTTAATGGCTAAAGTAGTTGATTTACGTGGTAAAACAATGGGCGGTAAAGATAAGCGAACTAAAGTAACAAAAATAGCAAGGCATCACTCAGCAACAGAACAAGGTAATTATAATTCGTTTGCTAATTATTGGTCACAGAAATGGAATACAGGCGGTTATCATGAAATAATCTTACGTGATGGTACTGTACAACTTTGCTATGATTGGGATACTGTTACAAATGGTGTTTATGGACACAATCAAAACACGTATCATATATGCCTTGTGGGTAATGGCAGTTTCACTGATGCACAGGAAAAAGCATTTGAGGAACGTGCTAGGGCTGCAATAGCATTATTCAGATTGAGAGTATCGGATGTACAAGGGCATAATGAATTTAGCGGAACAAATACTAGTTGCCCAGGTATTAATATGAATACAGTACGATCTAGATTGAATGTTAAAAGTGTGAGTCCTGCACCTAAACCACAGACTAAACCAAGTAAGACAAGCTCAAATAAGGCTAATCTTACGGTTGATGGTAAGTGGGGTAACTCTACTACTACCGCATTACAAAAAGCACTAGGAACTACGCAAGACGGTATCATAAGCGACCAGTTAAGCAATAGCATTACCAATGCTTTCTATGGTACTACGATTGATTTCGGAAATGGTAAAAAGGGAAGTATGGTTGTAAAGGCACTGCAAGGAAAAGTAGGTTCTAGACAAGATGGATTATTAGGACCTAACACAATCGGTGCTTTACAAATATATCTTGGTACAACTCACGACAAAGTATTAAGTCGTCCGTCTGAGGTAGTTGAAGAATTGCAAAGTAGATTAAATACAGGTTCATTTTAAAACAAAAAGCCCTCCTAGTGGGGGCTTACATTCTACACATTGGTGGTTTTGGATCATTCATTATTGTTCACCTCTTTCCTATATAGTTTTATAATAACACCTTTACTTATTATCAGAATAGTAGTAAAATATACCCAAGACTTGAAAAAGTCCTAAAGGAGTTGAACCCTGCCTATGGTGGGGTTATTTTTATCTATTATCTTCGCTATTCACATCCGGTGGTGTATACTTCGTTTCTAAAGGTATGTCCTTATGTTCAATCTCAATCATATTTTCACCATACATATAAGACTGAATAACTTTCTTTGTTCCTTCTCTTAATTCTTCAGAAGTAAACTCCACAATTTCACCATTAACCACATATTTACCTGTGGATTGTTTTCTGATGATTAATTGATGATCTTGAATAATTTCACGTTTTAACTTATAGAAATCTTTTTCAATGGCATTAATAAGTGATTCATGTAGATTTAAATAAAGTGGTGCGATTTTAAATTTTTCTTGATCGTATAATTTTTCATTATGTTTTAAAGTGTTAATTGCTAATGGCATGCAGATATATTTTAGTACAAGCTCATTCATTATTATCATCCTCAAACAAATCTTCTAATTTGCAGTTTAATATTTTAGATAATTTAACTGCTTGATCTAATCGTATCATGCTTTTGTTTTTTGACCAATTAGTAATAGTATCTTTATTGACTCCCATTTTCTCAGCTACATACTGCTTTTTATATCCCGATTTTTTAATTAATTCATCTACTTTTAATTTCATTATTATCACCAATTAATTAATTCGATACAAGTATAGTAAATCCCTTTAATTGATAACTTACATAAAAAAATCGGAAACTTTTCGGATTTTATAACATAGACTTTACTATGCACAGTATATAGATGTTTATTTAGGTTACTTCAAATACTGGTGCATCAACAAACGAATATACGCACGAATAGGTAACACTACGAACACCAAAGCGTATATACGTACGAATAGGGGTGCGAATATGGAATTACTTATAGGTGGGTGCTTGTCTGCTTTTACTCTTTATGCAGCTACAAAATGGAATAAATCAGACAAAGATAAAATTAAGCATACATTCCGAAATTTAAACTATAAAACAAAAGATTATGAACCGAAGCATTTTAAAACACATCGTACTGATGACTACACTTTATACAGCTACCACGTACCTTATGGATTAGTAGACGATGACAAATTACAGGTGCTTGAAAAGGTATTAAATAAGCCAGTTAAAATCACATTTGCTAAGACTAAACTACACATCAAGGTATATAAATATCAAATACCCACCAATATTGCTTACAATTGGATCCAATCGGATGGCTGGACTTTACCTATTGGTCAATCATTAGATGGTCCAGTAATGCATGATTTTGATAAGATACCGCACATGACTATAGCAGGGATGACCAGACATGGTAAAACTGTATTGTTAAAATTGATTTTATCTCATTTGATTTATTCTAATCCTGATGATGTGGAGTTTTACATTATTGATCTTAAAGGAGGA